TTAGCTTCCGGTTTATTTGATGCAGGCTTATCTTTGATAAAAGGTTTATTGGAAGCTTTTGGAGAACTTCCACTTCCTGTACAAATCGCAGCTGGGGCGATTGGATTGTTCTTTGGTGCATTTAAAGTGACAGATACGGTATCAAGTCTTGTGGGATTTGGTAAAAGCATTATGGATACGGTTCAAAAAGCAGGGGGCTTAGTGAGTATGTTTGGAGGACCAGTTACGCTTGCAATTATGGGAGTTGTAGCCGTTGGCGCTTTGCTAATTGCGAATTGGGATGATATATCTGCAACTGCAAAAAAAGTATGGGATTTCGTAACGCAGAAATTTCAGGAATTTGATGATTTTATCACGAATGTTTTTTCCACAGATTGGACTAAAAACTTCGGGGCATTTGGAGAAATTTTGAATGGTTTTTCAAAGAATGTTCAAAATACTTGGGATGCAATCAAGAGAATATTTGGTGGTATTACCGACTTTATATCAGGTATATTTACAGGAAATTGGGAAAAGGCATGGAATGGTGTTAAGGATATTTTTGGAGGAATATGGGATGCAATATCGTCTGGAATAAAGGCTCCAATTAACGTTATTATCGGTGCTATAAATGGTTTGATTAAAGGAGCTGTTTCAGGTGTGAATTCTGTAATCAAATGCTTGAATAAACTTAGTTTTGACATCCCAGATTGGGTTCCGGGGTTTGGAGGTAAGAAATTCGGATTCGATATACCAAGGGTGTCTGCTCCACAAATTCCATATCTTGCAAGTGGTGGATTCCCTAAAGTTGGACAACTCTTTGTTGCCAATGAAAAAGGTCCTGAAATGCTAGGACGTATGGGAAATCGAAATGTTGTAGCGAATAACAATCAAATTGTATCTGGTATTGCAGCGGGTGTTCAAAGTGCTGTTGCGAGTGCTTTTGCAGATGTTGTTATGGCATTCGGAGGAGATACTTCGAGTTCGCCTACAGTAGAGGTGACAATTGTTTGTGATTCTGAAACATTGTATCAAACGGTAAAAAAGGGCAAAGAAAAGACAGATAGAAGATACAGTGTAGTGATACCTGTATAGCAAGAGGTGATAAAATGTCGATGATTTCAGTAGATGGGGTGGCGGTAAAATCGCCATCCTCTTTTAGTTGGGGGTTGGAAGATATATCTGATAGTGCAGCAGGACGAACGCAGGATACGGTTATGCACAAAAACAGAGTTGGACAGAAAAGAAAGATTTCTCTTTCATGGAAAGGACTAACACAAGAAGAAACATCAAAAGTTTTGAAAGCATTCAATCCGGAGTATATAAAAGTTACTTATCCAGATGCAATGAGTGGGGCAAATGAAACGAGAACTTTCTATGTGGGAGACAGGTCAGCCCCTGTGAAAATATGGACGATAGGAAACAAAAGATATGAAAGTGTATCTTTTGATTTGATAGAGAGGTAGCGCAATGATTAATGTTTCAAATGAATTCAAACAAAAAATGGAATCAGATAAAAGAAATTTTCTTACATATCTTGATATTACGCTGAAAGATGGAACGAAGATAGAAACATTAGATAACTCTGACTTATGGAAAAACGGACTGAAAATTTCTGATGGAGTGACAGCGAGCAATCAATTCACGGTTGGAAGTTGCATCATAAATAAACTGACAGTAACGCTGAACAATATTTATGATAAGTTTTCGGAGTATAATTTTGACGGCGCTGTTGTCACCGTGCATCTTGGATTGAAATTAGATAGTGGGAAAATCGAAAAAATAAGAAAAGGCGTTTTAATTGTTGATGACCCTAGCTATAATGGGACAACAATTACGCTGGAATGTCTTGATTATATGTCGAAGTTTGATGTGGATTACAAGGAAGTGAAGACATCATATCCGGCAACACTTGGAGAAATTGTAAGAGATATTTGCAATCACTGTGGAATTCAATTGAATACGCCAGCATTTAGCAATTATAACCTTGAGATAAGGGAACGACCGGAAGATGAGGCGTTGACCTGCAGACAGGTACTTGCTTATGCTGCACAACTATCTTGTGGATTTGCAAGATGTGATACTTATGGAAGGTTGGAAATTAGATGGTTTGAACAAACGATTTTTGAAAAGAATGATAATCTTGACGGCGGTATATTTGATGATGGAACCCCACAGTATGCGTCAGGAGATCGAGCGGATGGTGGGAACTTTGATGACTATTCAAGTGGTGCCGATGTAGACGGCGGTACATTTGATGATTTGGATTATTATCATCATTTATACTCGTTGAATGGATTTAATGTGTGTACGGATGATGTAGTAATAACCGGAGTAAGCGTAACAGAAGAATTTGCGGAAACAGAAAAAGAAAAAAAGAATACGGTTCTAAATGGGACAGAAGGTTATGTACTTTCAATTTCTGGGAACAAATTTATCCAAAAGGGCGATGCTGAAAAGATTGCATCGTATTTGGGAAGTAAACTGATAGGATTAAGATTCCGTCCAATGTCTACGCAGGCACTCTCAGACCCAACGATTGAGGCGGGAGACTTAGCATATGTGACTGATCGTAAACAGAATACATACCATTGTTTTATTACGAATCTCACTTTTAATTTGGGCGGTTTTATGAGTGTGTCTTGCGATGCAGAAACACCGTCTAAAAATAGCGCGAAACAGTATTCAGAAATGACACAGGCGATTATAGAAGCTCGTAAGAATGAACAGGCCCAAATCTCAGAGTATGATTTGGCGGTGCAGGCGCTTACAAATCTTATCACGCAGTCTTTTGGTGTTTACAAAACCGCAGAGGAATTAGAGGACGGTTCGATCATTTATTACATGCATGAAAAGCCAACATTAGAGGAATCTATGACTATATGGAAAATGACAGCTAATGCATTTGCCGTGTCTACGGATGGTGGAAAAACTTGGAATGCCGGAATGGATTCTTCTGGAAATGCAGTTGTAAATGTGCTTTCTGCAATTGGGATTAATTGTGATTGGATCCATGCTGGAACACTTACTCTCGGCGGATATAATAATCAGAATGGGAAGATGACCATTCAGGATGCATCG